CCATAATTTGGGGATTTTTTATTTGGGATTCTTATTGCCAAACAATGGGGAAACCAAGTGTATCAACAAAAGATACTGTTCGTATAGAAATCAACAATTTTAGAATGGTTGATGTTATAGAACAAATTGAATTGTATGATTTTAACAAAAAACGTCTTTATATATTTAAATGCAATGAAAATGAATATTATTTAGATAAAAAAAATAATATTTTATTTCAGAAAAAAATAATAGAACTAAAAGTACTAAAAAAAAAGAGGGGTAAATTCTTTTTTAATGTTAAAGTTATTAGTAAAACAGGTAAACAACTTTACATTAAAGAATTTAGACCCTCTTATGAAAGAACAAAAAAATTAATTAAAATTCAGTTCATTTAATTTTAACTTTTATTGTTTTTGTTTCTCTTTCTTCTTTCAATTTACATTCAATAATAAGAATACATTTTTCAAATTTTACTTGAATATTATCTACATCATAATACTTTGTTGGTAGATAATATTTTTTAGTATACTGACTATTTAGCATACTTGATTTAGCATCTAATGTCAAATAGTCATCTTCGTATGAAATAGAAATTTCTTCTTTATCATATCCCGCAAATTGTAATTCTCTTTTAAAATCTTTATAGTCATAAAGATTTTCATTGTTTTGTTTAACCCAATTTTCAATAAATGAAAATGTATCATTGGTATTCCACCAATTGTGTTTTAGATTTTTTTCAAAATTATACTTTATCATAATACTAATTGTTTGTCAATAAATATACAACTTTTATACCAAAAAAAATCCCATCGAAAAACAATGGGATTTTTAATATTAAAATCGCTATTTTTTTAGTAATTGTTTTCAGCGATATCGTAACTCAATGTTAGAGTAATCTTTTGTACTTCATCACTAGTATATTCATTTTTTCCAAAATCAATAGTACTAATGAAAGCACCAAAAAGTGTGAACTGTTGAACACCAACAAGAGTTGGGTCAAGAGCAACAAGTCTTAAATCTTTCTTATAACCCGAAGCATAACCCATTCGTCCTGTAAGGTTTTCAGCACATAATCTATACCATTCCAAAATTAACTGAACGGAAGATGGTCCTTGCAAGTCAATCAATTCAACAGTTAAGTCATCAAATGTTACATGACCTGCAACTTTTTGCTCGTAGTTCAAATATTTGATTGGAACTGAATTAACTTTCATTTTTGGTCTATCAACAGCATTGATAATCCAAGTATATTTACTTAATTCAATATCTTGAGGAAAGAACAACTCAAATCTATTAGGTCTTAGTGGTTCATATTGGGTAGGTACATTTCTAAATCCTTGTGGCATTTTATTTCTTTATTTTAAGTAGTTTCTTTTTATTGTTTATCCATTAAATTGTATTGCACTTGTAGATTTATTAACAACAAATGTCAAGCCAATAAATTCTACTGCACCAATTGGTAAAAGTTCAATTACAAAGTAAATTTCATTTCTATCTCTACTTTCAGGTGTATTTAGAGTATTATCTAATCTTACGCTAAATGTTTGTAAACCTCTGTTATCTTGTATAACTTTAAGTTTCCTATTAGATTCTGTAATAAAATTAGTTGCTAATACATCATCATTAGGTTCAAATAAGTAAAGTCTAGCCTGAGAAGATATAATTTGTTTTGCGTAAAGAAGAAGTCTTCTTACATCTATTCTATCAAGTTTAGAATCTGCTACTTGTAGAGTTTTTTGTCCATATACAAAAATTCCTGGTGTATTGTTTGAGAATTTAACGATTGGATTAAGTCTTCCTAAATATAAAGTATCTCTATCAGATTCTTTAAATGTTTTTCTTACATCTCTAGCATTTGGAAGACCACCTCTATTTAAACCTGCTGTAGCAAACCAAATAAATGAAGTTCTATCAGAAAGAGCCATAGCTTTTAATACTTCACCAGTTGGAGGTATAAAAATATTTGTATTTGTATCAGGGTCTTTTCTTCTGATATATGGTACATAACTAGCAGCATAAGACGAATCAATCTCAGCACTTTCTAATGCATCAACATAGCTTCCTGCAACAACAGTTGGTGTATCATTTAAGTTAGCATCAGGAGCATCAATAATATAAAGAGCATCTTGACGTATTTCTTCAACAATTTCAAGTACATCTCTAACAAGTTCAGTGTTTTGAGACCAATTAATCCCAGGAGTTGTAAATAAATTTATCGGTGTTCTTTCAACATCTTCATAAATTCTGTATGCTTCTAAATAAGAATTGTAATCCGAATTTGTGAATGCATTAGCACCTCCTTGTGCAAATAAATTACTAATTGACCTTCCACCTGTAATTTCGTAGTTTATATCCCAACCATCAAATCCACCTGCGGGAACGACAACAAATTTTCTTCTATTATTATCAGCATAATAAGTACCTGAGGCAACGCTTGCAGTATTTGATATAGCACCCGCACCTACAACAAATTCTCCAATAACATTTCCTTGAGAATCAATATAATTTGTAGTAGCACCTGAATCTAAGTGGAAACCTTTAGTTTTATAAAGACTAGCAGCAACAACATTAGCACCAAAATATTTAAATAAATCATCATTTATTGATAAACCATTGGTTGAAGATGTATCAAAAGCTTTTTCAGAAATACCAAGGTATGTTTTTAATACTCTATCAGTAGATGTATAACCTGTTTTATAAAACATAACAGGTGTTTTAGCAGAAGTAGCAGCACCTGTAGTCAAAGAATCATAATTTCTTAAAACATAACCTTCAAAACCGCAAGGAATTGATGATACAGGAGCGTTTACATTTACGTTTACATAAATATAAGCAGACCTAGCATCTTCTAAGAATGTTAATTCAGCATCACTGTACACACCACCAATTCTTCTCATGATAAAGTTATTATCATTAGGGTTCATTGTACATCTACCAAATCTTTCAAGTATTGAAAGATTATTATCTGTATCTGTATAATCTCTAACTACTACATCAAACTCTTTAGTTGTTGGATTAATGTTTTCTATTGCAATTTTTACCTCTCTATTAGCAGCATCTCCATCAGAATATGAAATAAATTTAAAGAGTCTGCTAATTTTATTACCATTTATTTCAGAAACAATCCAAGGTGTTTCAGGATTCGTATATTGAGATTTATAATTAGAGAACGTAGTGGTTGTTAGTGGTAAAATATTTTTAACATCAAGAATTAAATTCTCAGTAGCAATCTTTCTAATCAAATCAGGGTAAACAGATTCAACCCAAAGATTAGATTTTGTATCTGAATTTCTAAAACCCATTGCCTTACCGATATAATTAGAAGATGTAACATCTAAATTAAATTGGAAATTTTCAGTTACATTTGCACCAACAGCAGTCAATGTAAAGTTTGCAAGAGGTGCATTTAATGTATTTGTAAATGTTCCTGTTACAGATGAAATATTAAATGTAGCAGCATCTTGTAACCCGCTACCCCTACTTCTTAGTAATGCAACAACCATGTTATCATAAGTTGGGTCCGTTTGTGCAGTATAAGTAAATGAAGTAAATGAAGCTAATCCCGAAATAGGTACAGATGTAGAAGCTGCACTAAATGTATAGCTACTATAAAGAATATAACTTGTCTGCGAACTTTCAACATAACCACTTACAGAAAGATAATTTGTTACACCTGTAAAATATTGTTTTATTGAATCAAAAGCAAATGTAATAGGAAGATTATTAAAATTAGTAAATGATGAACCTGTTGCACTTGTTATCGTAATACCTAAGTAAGTTCTTCCTGTATTATTTGCTTCAGTACCACTACTAAATTGAGTTTGTGCGCTAGTTGCAGTATTTACTATCTTATCTATATAATCAGAAACAGTAACAAAAGCACTAGATGCTGTAAATACGTTAGAACTATTTCTTACAAAAGATATACTAGAAACATTATCATATGTACCATTACCAGTAACATTAAAACTAAAACTTATAGAATTTGAAGTAAATGTTACAGCACTAGTTCCGCTAAATGTAGTTGTTCCTGTTGAAGAAGAAAAAACCGATGTTTGTGCTGATGTTGATGTAAGACATTTACCACCAACTGTTATTGCCCAACCCGGACCTGCATTATAACCTGATTTACCAAGAATTCTTGTAAAATAAAGTTGGTCACCTTCTTCCAAGAAAGAATTAGCATATGTTGGTGCTAAATATTTCATTTTTCCTGAAGCATCAGGATATTTTTCAGGACTTGTTCCACCAAAATATCTTCTGAATTCTGATTTATCTGTTATTAATATTGGTGAAAATGCCGGACCTTTTAAAGTTTCACCAACCATACCAACTGAAGTTATACCTAACGATGGAGTAGAAGCAAAACTCCTATCTATTTCTTGAAATTTAACGCTAGGGGATTTAAAATTAAAATTTGCCATGTTTTTATAATATGATTTTTTATAAGTAGTTTATAAATTCATAATTTAATTAATTTTAATGTTTTTAGCCAATAAATCTTGAATTTGATTTAATTTTGTTTCTAAAGCAACAACATATTCTTTTTTTATTGGCTCTTTTTGTGGATGAGAGTGTGTATGTGTTAAAAATGCTTGAGTTAATATTTTTAAATATTCAACTGTTAATTCACCATAAAGCATTGATTGAAGTTGTAATCCATTTTTATTATTTTGTTTTATTTCATTTAAATCATCACTTGTTAATACTTTTTTAAACTTTGTTCTTCCTTTGTGAGATATTAAATATATTTCATCTCCAACTGTTAAACCGTATGAATTATTATCGTCAATAAATTCTAATACAGAATAAGAAGGATTTTTATCATTTTTTTCTCTTGGATTATTTTTTTTATGTTTACCTGCCCTTAAAGTAATTTTATTTGGTGATTGTGTTATATCTGTATTATCTCTTCCAATAATAGCAATATCATCTTTATTTAAATTATCAATAGGATAAATATCTTGCTCTAAATTTTTATTATTTATTGAACCAACATTTATTGGGTCAAAAGATTGATTTCTTGGTCTTGCTGAACCTGCTTTATTATTATCTTTTATATCTTCATAATTTTCAATAATAGGACCAATCCAATATCTATTTCCCCTTTTTTGTCCTTTAAAGTTTTCTAAAGATATACCCATTATAATTAAAACAATTTCACCAACTTTTGGCATTGCATGTATAATTCTTGACATTAATGGGTAACATATTGGTAAATTATCATCCGATTTAATTGAGTCATCTACTTGGTCAATATAAACACGAATAGAACCATCATTTCTTTCATCAACAATTTGCCTAACAACACCAAAATGTACATTTTTTATAATTGGTATTGGATTTGGATTTCTATTACTTATAAATTCTTTACCGTATACTAATTCACTCATTATAGTGGTATTTTTAATCTAATTGTATCACTGTAAGTTATTGTACTTAAAGTAATATTATTTATTGTTTTAAAAAATTTATTTGATGAGATTCTATAAAAATAAGTGTCACCATATATCAATGGTGGATTTAAATCTTCCCAATTAAAAGTTTTAGAAAATGCTGTTCTATCATATAAATAATCTGTGGTTGCTGAATATATTGTTGTTCCGGTTAAACCAGTATTTGTTATATGATAAAATTGATGTATAAAATTTCCTGTATTTCTTTCATTAATAAAATTTGGAATTGTCCAATCTATTGTATAGGTTGGTCCTGAAGCATTAACTGTGTCTGTTAATATAGCATCATTTGTAGTAAAATAAAGTATTGAAAATAAAGTTGGGTCTACAGGTGTAAAAAGTAAAACAATTTTACTTTGATTAAACACAGATAATGTATAATCTATCTCTTTCGTTAATAAAATACCATTATAATATACAATTATATCACTATTTTCTAATCTTTCATTTGATAATGAAATCTCATAATAACCTGTTGTTGCACTTACTATTTGACTAGAACCTGTAAATTGTAAATCTTCTCTGATTAATTTTTCACCACTTAAAGTATTTCTATAATACGCTACAGTTAAAACGTCATTATGTAAAGATGTTAATCTTTGATAAAGTTTAAATGAACGAAGTCTTATACTATTAATAGGTATTGAATCATCTGTATCATATTCAACACCTTTAAATAATGTAACACCATTTGCTGCAACAATAATATCACCTATTGGTTCATAACTTAATGTAATTGCCGTTGATGCGGTTTGAGTTATAACAAAACTTTCAACAAATAAACCACTTCCATCATTTTGCCCATTGTTCAATTGTAATATTGGTTTATCAGGATTATAATTTGAAACAAAATAATAATCATCAGATGGATTATATAAATTAAACAATGGAGTATAATCACCCTTGTTTATAAATGTTGAAATTGTTGAACCTGTATCTAAAGCAAAATTTTTATAATCAAAAAATCTTTGACTTTCATTATAAAGTCTAGTTTCCCCTGATAAGTCAACATATGATTGAATTGGATAACCCGATATTAAAAATAGTTCATATTGATTATATGGTGAGATAGCACTAAATGTTGTTCCTGTATTAGAACATGTAAGATATTCAAAATATGGTTTAACTAAATACTCTGTATTATCAGACAGTATACTACCAGTTATAAATGAATTTAATATACTTGTAGATGTAAATGCTGTGTAACCTAAAGTTTTTGAAGAAAATACAACTGCTTCATTAAAACCGCTTGTAATATAATTATAGTCATATACATTGTAATAAAAAATAGTTGTATTTGATGATAAACTTGATGTTGATGATGTAAAATTGAATGTTAATGTATGACCACTTTCAACAGAGCCATTAAAAATTTCGCTTTCTGTTAGGCTTGATAACTCAATTTTTGTTGCACCTGTAATTAAGAAGTTTGATTTTTCATTTTCGCAAACTTTTGATTCCCATAATGGTTGTAAATTTATGTTTTGTTTTGCAAAAGCTATTGTATCGGTATCAATATTTCCATCATCACTAACATCAATAACACCTTCAATTGTTGCTACCGTAATATTATCTTCAAAAGTATCAAAAAATTCACTTTCAATTGTTATTAATGATGTTTCTGATTCTATTGGTAATTGTATTTCTTTTTGAAATTCAGAACCATCATCAATACCATGTTTATATTTGTATTTTTGTGGTGTAAATACAGTATTTCTTACATTTAATGAACTATCATTATATATTGTAGTTGCTGGTATGAATTGTTTTATAAATAAATTAAATGTATTATCTAAATTATCTACATACCTATACAAATCTATAAAATTTCTTTTATTTGAATTATTATTTTGATAATAATCATAATAAAGTTTTGCTAAAGATGGATAATGCGTTCCTAATTCTGAATCTGTAACTTTTCTACTTTGAGCATTAATAAATTTAGAATAAATTTCTTGAACATATTCAGCAAATGTTAGTTTTGTTGTATCAAATATGTTAGATTCTCTCTGTGGATAAGGTGATGTTCTACCTGTACTTGATACAGGATAATTATATTCTTTATTAAAGTTATAAACATCACATTCTATTGCTCTTGCTACATCTATATTTACTGTTATTTCTTTTGTGTTAATAATTAATCTTGAATCATTTACATTATAATTTGTATTTCTTCCTGTAGATGAATGTGTGTTTGCACTTTCATAATAAACCCAAGATTTTTTATTATCTACAGTTTTTGTAACATTAAAACCTAAATTTCTATATATATTTATAAATTTTTGACCGCTATCTTCAACACCATTTGCTTGAAAATAGTCAGTTGTTGTAAATGTTGGATTAACAGGAAAACCTAAATCATCATAAGGTGGATTAATTATAGTTAAATTAGGATTCTCTAAGTCATTTAAAGGTATTTTATCATATTTAATATTTATTGGAGCATCAACAACATATACATGCTCATCAAATGTAATTAAACAATCTGGTGCGCCAATAAAATTAAATATTGTTTCAATTGATTTTCTTGTTCCTTTTGATTTTAAAAACCAAGAAGTATTATTAACCAGTCTTCTCCAAAGTTCAATATCAACTTCAGCAAGTGATGCTGTTATGTCAGTATCACCACTTCTATCATTACCAAAAACCGAAGATAATAAATCTTTATCATTTATAATGTTTTGTGCATTCCAACCCAATGTTCTAGCTAAATTCTTAATTAATACATCAGGTATATTATTAACTTTATCATAACTGACTGTATTAATATTCATTAAAGAATCTATAAATATTTTTATATCATCTATTTCTTTTCCATAAATTTTTAAAATTGATTCTGATTTGAAAGAATTTGTATTATCTAATTCTATTAAACTTTTTGGAATAAATTTTCTAATAATTAAATTTGACTTATATTCATCATATAAATCACCAACCTGAAATAAACTTTCTAGAAAATCAATATAGTTTATTGAATTGGTATCCAAATTATAATCATCACTTTTTAAAGGAAATGTAAAACTGTAATCTATAAACTCTAATTCATCATCTTCATTTATTTCGGGAATTTTAAAAATAAATGTATATTTTGGATTTGAATTTTTATTTAAAATATATCTCTCTAAATCACTTAGCGAATCATAAAATTTATTAAATTCAATATCATTTGGTTTTATAACAAATTTTTCAGCAATATTTTGCGGTGATGAATTACCTGAAAATGGATTACCATTTATGCTAAAATATAAATATGATGAATTATTATTGCTAAAACCAGTAAATCCATTTATACCATAGTTTATGTTATTATAAAATAATGTATAATCTAAAAATCTAGTTATTATGTTTTCTATTGAGTTACCACTTAAATTTGAATTGTTATTAAGATTAATAAAAAATGGATTATCAATAACTGTTATTGGACTTTTAAATGTAGATAAATCATTTGTAGAATCGTATTTATATTCCAATATATTGAAATATGATATACCGCTAATATATGTGTCAAAAAATAACCCTCCGGGAAATTTATTAATTATATTATTTATTGAAAATCTAAACTTTTCTTTTAGTGAGCCATATGAAGCATAATTTGATAAACTAGTAATGTCAAGATTTAACTTTAACTTATTTGTAATCTTTATGAAATTATTTAGTTCATTAATGTTATTAATCTTTAAATCACTAAGAGAAACATTTTTTTGAGTGATAATTATCCTTTTTTCTCTGTTGATTGGTGTGCTGTTAGATAAAACTGTTGTTAATCTTATACCCCCATTAAAAATTGTAGTATTAAAACTGTCATTAAAAACAGAAAATGATGGTAAGGAATCTTTGTTAACAGGCTTAGAACCAATGTATTTTATTTTTTGAGCCACTTATAATGATTTTATATAAATAGTTGTAACTATTTATTAAAAAATATCATGCGAATATTAAATTTTCTGAAATCAAACAATGATAAACAGAAATCCATAAGAATTAAAACTGAAATTGGTGACAAGTTTGTTAGCGTAAATTTGAATCAAACTTATGAATCTTTGGATATACTTTCTTTGAAAATCTTTCAAAAAGATGTTTATAGACTGTTTGACGCAGATTATGGGATTATTGTCGGTAGAGTTAATTCAAAAAGTGTTGGTATACCAAATGTTAGAATATCAGTATTTATTCCTTTAGATGAAGAAAATGTTATAGACCCATCAAATTTAGAAGACATTAAAAAAATAGAGGCAACAGCACTTTATCCATTTAAAAATGTATATGATAAAGATGCACAAGGAAAAATATATAATCTATTACCAAAATATGGTAAAAATAAAATTGTTAATGGCTTTCCCGAAAATGAATATGGTATTGGTGCAACACCAAAAACACCAGTTGGTACATTTCCAGAAAAAGAAGAAATTTTTACTAATGAAAGTTTAGTTTATGTTTATGATAAATATTTAAAATATTCCACAATCACAAATGAAAGTGGGGATTATATATTGGTTGTTCCATCAAATAGAACATTTACAGTTAATATGTCTTGTGATATAACCGATATAGGTAGATTCTCATCAACACCCCCATTACTAAAACTTCAAGGTTACTCAAGTAATTTATTTACACCTGATGGTTTAAAAATAAATTCTGATTTACCACTAGAATCTTTGCCTAATATTGATATACAAAATAAAACTATTACAGTAAAACCATTATGGTCACAAGATTCAAATAATACAAATGTTGGTATTAATAGATTGGATTTTGATTTAATTAAAAAAATAGAAACATTTGTTACAATTTTTGGAAATCAATTTACACATGACCCCAACCATTATTGGACACGTCCTGAACAACTATGTAATGATGGAAATAACCCTGACCATATTTCTTTAGGTACTAAAGTAAAAGGTAGATTAAAAACAAAAATCTTTAATATAAAAAAAAGTGTTTCAGAAATAGATGCTGATAAATTAAATAATCTAGGAAGCAATGATAGAACAGAACAATTTGGCTATGATTATAATGAAGATATAGAGTTATTAAATACAAATAAATATGTTGAATTTCAAGATGGAAACGGTAATTTTATTTATTTAATAATTTGTAACAGAAATAAATTTATTACAAATGAAGAAGGTAGTTTAATAAAAGTTGATGATGATAGTGAAAATGGATTATTCACATCTTTTAGAGGTTATTTTTATTTAGAAAATGATGTTGAGTTTACAAATCCAACTGGAGAAGATAGGATTGGTAAAATAAGATTAAAAATACCACAACTTTTTGATTCGGAGTATAATTCTCAGCCTCAAGTTACTAACGGTGTTTTAAAAACTAAAACTAGTTGGATTTGGAAACATTATAAATTTGATTTTGGAAATATTTATAGCGTTGCTCAAAAATTAGAAGTTGAATGTCCAGTGCTATCAAAAGATGATGAAAAAACAGGAAATCAAACAAATATATTATATATTGTTAATAATGATGATTTTTTTCAAATAATTGACCAAGGTGATAATACAAGTTTAAAAAGAGAAAATATAAATAACTCATTAAATAATCAATATAAAAATTTTTATAATCATTTAAAAGCAGCTAATTTATCACAGAAAAAAGTAATTTTTGCATTTAAAAATCAATGGATGAATTTTAGTATATATTTTCAAAACTTTGTGTATAATACTGGTGCTGCTACAAGACGTGTATCAACATTTATAACAACAACAAACTATTTAGAAGACAATAATAGAGATATTGGTGGAAAACAAACAAATACAAAATGGTTAGCAAGAGGTACATATATAAAAACAAATTTTATTCTAATAGATAAAAATGATTTTATAACATTTTTTGAACAAAAATATGATAATATAACACAACTTGGATTTAGAATAAAAAAAGATAAATTAAAAGGTACATATTTAAGAGAAGAGATACCTAATAATTATAATGCTAACCAAAGGAATCAATTTTTCAACCAAGATAATGGTGATGAATACTATTTTCTAATCGGTACATTAAATGATGCAAATCCAAACAACGTACTTCAATATTTAGTAGATTCAAAAATAATTTAAATGGAACAGATTAAACCAAATAAAAGATATTTACTTGCAACAGAAGAGGATTTAACTCTTAATTTATCATTAAAAACTAATTTTAATGATTTAAATGAATTTAATAATACTAGAGTAATATCTTTAAGTGAGTTATTTACAAAAGAAAGAAATGAATCAACTAAATACAGAATATATGGAAATATTAATTATTTTTCTTTTTTAAGGGATAAAAGATTAAACCCAACAGGTATTACTGAATTATTTTTTACAGAAAAAATTAATATTAGTTTTAATTTAGAAGAGTTTTTTGATATTAAAATTTTTAGACCAACAGTTTTACAATCTTATCATAATCAAACAAATAATTACATTGAAAAACTTAGCGCAATTACAAATAATAGCGATTATAAATTAAATTTTTTTACATATGGAAGAAATGTTTTTAATGAAAAAACATATAATTTAAAATTTAATGTTATAAATTGTAATCCAAATGAATTAATAAGGATTAATAATGATTTTATTTATAATAACTATGTTTATTTAGGTTTTATACCTAAACCATCAAGTTCATATCAAATATATGAAAAAGTTATAGATAATGATGAATATATCAATGAATTAAATTCTGCCACAACATATGGATATGTTGAAACAACATTCACTTCAAATATTGATTCAATAATTAATTTAATAAATCAAAATTCTAATTTTACAAATGAGGAATTTAAAAAATATTTTAGTGATAAATTAAAAAATTTTTTAAAAATTTATAATTTAAATGTAAATGACTTAGATAAAAACTTAAGATTTATAAGAAATTATTTGAATATTGGTAATAGTGATTATAAAAATAAAATTCTGTTAGATTTAACTCAAAGTGCATTAACAGGTAATTTTATATTTTTTGATAAAGAAAATTATGATTTTAAAGAATTAATAAAAAAAGAATATTTAATTAAACATACTCTAAAAGATATATTTTTGGGTTTTGATTATCAATATAATGAATGGAAAAATATAAATGGTTATTCTGCTTTTTCATACAATGAAATATTATTAGATAGCACTACAAATCCATTTTTTACTTTAATTAGAGTAGAAATATCTATTGATTTTTATTTTAAATTTAATCCATTTTATAAAATTGAGTTAAAGAAATATGATTCAGTAATTGATGAGATATACAGTGGTGTAAGCAGCACATTAATACCTCCACAAACATCTTTTATAAATAATAATAGAATCATATGGAAAGATTTATTATTATATGGTGACCCTGAAAATTATGATAATCCATTTATAAATAACACTCATTATTTTTTTAATGACATTAATTTTTATTTAAATCCTGATTTATCTGATAAAAATACATATATTTTATTGAATGATTTTGTGATTGGTTTTAACAATGATAGATACAAATTTAATAGAGATAATATAAATTTAAGACCTACAGTAACAAAAGAAATATGTTAAGCATACAAACTGAATTTATAAGTGGCATTAGTTTAAATATTGATTTAAATCAAAATGTAGATTTTACACCAAAAAGTGAATCTATAAAAAAATATATAGATTATGAAGTTGAAACAGTATTAGATGAATCACTATTAGAGGATAGAGATGAAGAATATGTTTCATTTTTACCATCTTTAAATTATTTTTTTTATCCTTATTTTAATGGTAAAGCTACATATACGGCAGCTGGTTTTGAACCTAAATTTATTACTGGTGATACAACTTTTAAGGATGAATCTTTTTATTTATTTGATTTATATGATAATTTTAATGATGTAAATCAAAGATTAATTTCAAGAAATTTTTTAAAAATGTCAAAAATTGTTACAACAGAGGATAAAACAGAAATTGATTTTACAAAAAAATTTAATAAAGAATACATAAATATTTATATTCCATCGTATTTTATGAATACAACCGCTGATACATTTTATTTAAAAATATCTTT